CTACGCAACGCCAACTACAGGGAGCGGGTACCCTAGCCCCCCTGTCGACTACCGATTCCACTACAAGCACAACGCCTCCGCCTTACTCGACTCCTCCCCAGGCGCAGGCTCCGTCCGCTACCGCTCCGACTACGCAGCAGCAGGGTGGCCCAGTATGTCTGCACGGACCACGCAAGTACAAGTCGGGAATCTCCAGCAAGACGGGAAACCCATACGCGATGTGGGTCTGTCCGATGCCTCAGGGCGCGGACCAGTGCAAGCCAGTCAACTAGAACAAGAGCAATTTCCATTTTAAACAACTAGAAAGGGTGCAACGATGAGAACTCTAGTACGTTCAGTAGGACGAGCCTCAATCGGCGGAGAACCCCTTCCTAGTTCGTTTAAGGCGTTTGAAGCGAACAAGATTATCATACGACGTTCAGAAGTTTCTATGTTTGCGGGCGCACCAGGAGCAGGAAAATCAACGCTTGCTCTAGCCTTAGCACTCAAAACCAATGTACCAACATTGTACATATCTGCAGATACCAATGCGCATACAATGGCGATGAGATTGGCATCTATGATTTCTGGGAAAAGTCAATCAGATGTCGAACAGAAACTTAATACTGATGTTGGTTGGACTAAAGCAGTCCTCCAAAAGGGAAGTCACATAGTCTGGTCCTTTGAATCGTCACCAACCTTAGAAGACATTGATGAGGAAGTCCAAGCGTTCGAAGAGTTGTGGGGCTGTAGCCCATCTCTCATCGTCTTGGACAACCTCATGGATGTTGCAACAGATGGAGGCGAAGAGTTCGCTTCTATGCGTGCAATTATGAAGGAGTTGAAGTACCTTGCGAGAGCGACTAACGCTGCAATTGTGGTTTTACATCACACTTCGGAAGCAGTTCCTGGAAATCCTTGCCAACCAAGAAGCGCCATCCAAGGAAAAGTTTCCCAACTCCCTGCTCTCATATGCACGCTCGGCACAGTTGGCACATCAATGGGCGTGGCATCAGTCAAAAATCGCTATGGAAGAGCCGACGCGAACGGAACGCTCATGACTTGGTTAGCATTCAATCCCGAGTACATGTACATCGATGACATTCCAGAGAACGTATGACAACTAGAAAAACGCACAAGGTTAGAGGAGCAACATATGAAACCGACACCAAAGACTGGTTTCGAGCAAATGGATACGACGCTGAACGACTTGCTCGTCGAGGTTCAAAAGATGAGGGAGACGTTGTTGTCCGTGCAGACTTCCTTGGTAGCATTGGGATTATCGAGTGCAAGGCACCTGGGGCAGGCAATGCCATTGACCTTAGTGGATGGACAAAAGAAGCCCAACTTGAAGCCACCAATTATGCGGAAGCACGTGGCTTGGACAGAAACGAAATACTCCCAGCAGTACTCATTAAAGCCCGAGGCAAGTCAATAGCAGATTCATATTTAGTATTTAGATTAGGAGATGTCTTTGGTGATGACTGACGACCTACCAGATATTGTGGATGTGTTAAAGTACTACGGTGCTAGCATCAACCGCACATCAGGACAGGTCAACGTCAAGTGTCCGTTCCACAATGACTCTCATGCAAGTGCAAGTTTCAATACAAGACAGAACATTTTTAATTGCTTCGCGTGTGGTATGCAAGGCAATAGCATTCAAATAATTGCAAAGAAGGAAGGATGCGATATACGTGAAGCAAAGTCAATCGCAGAAGGAATTACTGGGCAGAGCAACAGCCAACTACGCGGAAAGTATTCATCTGGCGGAAGATTACCTACTAAGTCGGGGAATCACAAAGGAAGCAGCACGTCAGGCGCGATTAGGCGTAGTAGAAGCGCCTGAGGCAGGACATGAACAGTACACAGGAAGGCTCAGCATTCCGTATATTACGAAGACTGGCGTTGTGGACTTGCGCTTTCGCGCACTTAACCCTGCTGTTGAACCGAAGTATATGGGTATGGTTGGTGCTGATACTCGCATGTATAACGTACTTGATATCGAGCGTGCTGGTGATTGGATTGGCGTCTGTGAAGGAGAGTTGGACACGCTTACTATGTCTCGCTTGGTGGGAATTCCCTGCGTTGGCGTTCCTGGAGCGAACTCTTGGAAGAAGCACTATACACGACTCCTTGCAGATTTCGAACGTGTCTTCGTCTTTGCCGACGGTGATGCCCCAGGTCGTGAGTTCGCCGCCTCTCTTGCTAGAGAACTTCCAGTTACAACGATATCACTTGGAGAGGGAGAAGATGTTAACTCAGCATATATTAGACACGGGGCGCAGTTCATTAAAGAAAAGATGGGGCTAAACGTTGATTGAGATTCCACAGTGCAAGGTGTGCGGTACCAACTTTGATAACATCTTTGATGCAATCAATCACCTAGCGGAAGATGATGATGAAATCTTTGAGCCTATGTATACCCTACCAAGTGGGTACGCATTGATGCTCGGTTCATTACTCGAAGAGATATACTACAATGCGGATAAGCCTGACACTATTAAAGACATAGCAGAAGTTACCTACGCTACCTTGTACGCTGCGCAGACTGACGTTACCAAGATGAAGGGTCTAGTGCATGAGGCAATTATTAACCAGCACATGTCAGCAATCGATGAAGAAATCGAAGAACTACTAGGAAATGAGAAGAATGACAATGATGATTGATAAAGATATCAAGCCGTACATCGTTCGTGAAGTACACCTTGAGACTCACGTCTCTAATACTATCAAAGAACTGATGGAGTTGTTGCTCAGTAAGCATCGTGACTACGGTCCGAAGAACATTTCATTGGCTCCTGGTGGTGCGGTCAATGGACTTAGAGTGCGCATGCACGACAAGTTAGCACGTATCAACAACCTAGTTGATAACAATGCAGACCCACAGCACGAATCGCTTGAGGATTCATTTAAAGATATGGCTAACTATGCAATCATCGGATTGCTCGTACTGAGAGGACAATGGGATAACGAATGAAGATATTCGGACCATACAAAGGAAGTAAGCAGAATGGTGGACGACCAATCTACGTATTCAAACGTAAGAAGAAGGACGGCTCTACTGTCACAACGTCTAGCAATAAGGCTCGCGTTGATTACGAAAAGGCTACTGGCAAGACCCTACCAAGGGACTCAGAGGTAGACCATAAGAACAACAAAGGTCGTGATGGCGATGACCGCATCGGCAACCTTCGTGTTCTAAAGAAGAAAGATAACGTTGCATTAGAAAATAGACGACGCGCAAAGAAGACTGCCCCAAAGAAGAAGTCAACTAAGAAAGCGGTTAAAAAGAAGCCATGAAAACAATCGTCTGTGTATCCGATTTACAAATCCCTTATCATGATAAGAGAGCCGTAGCCAATCTTGCTGCCTTCATCAAAGCCTACAAGCCAACAGAAGTAGTAAGCGTTGGAGACGAAATGGATATGCAGACCATTTCAAAATGGAGTAAGGGGACACCCTTAGAATATGAGCGTTCCATCGGACGGGATAGGGACGAAACAACTCGGGTACTCGAGTCTCTCAAGGTCAAGCATATCATTCGGTCAAACCACACGGACCGTTTGTATAACACGGTTATGATGCGTGCTCCTGGGTTACTTGGGCTACCCGAGTTGGACCTTCCGCAGTTCCTACGTCTACCTGACATTGGTGCTACATACCATGAGAAGCCATACGAGTTGGCTCCTAATTGGTTGCTTATGCACGGTGATGAAGGTGCCATGAAGTCTACTGGCGGGCTTACAGCCCTTGGTTTAGCGATGCGTACAGGCAAGTCCGTAGTCTGCGGTCATACGCACAGAATGGGTCTTGCTCATAATACACAGTCATACGGTTCGTCTTCTCCTCAAACCGTTTGGGGTATGGAGGTTGGAAACCTCATGAAATACAAGGAAGCAAAATATATTAAGGGTGGCTTGTTCACATGGCAACAAGGCTTCGGCATGTTGTATGTTGATGGTCGCACTGTCGTGCCAGTTACAATCCCAATTGCCCGTGATGGGTCGTTCATTGTAGAAGGTAAGGTATGGGGTCGATGAACTGGGAACGTATTGAGCCTTGGGATTACATTGTATCTCATGTGGCTGATGAATATCATAAGAAGTTTAGCATGGTCGACCGCGAAGATATCAAGCAGTCGCTCTATGAATGGTTTGTGTCGCATCCAAATAAGTTAACCGAGTGGGAAGCATTCAGTAAGAAGTCTACTCAGAATCTATTGTATCGTTCACTTCGTAATCAAGCCCTGGACTATTGCCAACTATGGAAAGCAAAGTCCGCTGGCTATGAGATGTCAGATGTATACTTCTATGATGCTGCTGTAGTCGAGGCTATCCTGCCAGCCGTACTACGTGGCGATGTAACCGAAGCACCTAAGTTGAATCTTGGTATGCCAGGAAAGCCACCTGCCCCCGCTGAAGGCGGTAATCTTATGGCTATGATGACTGAAGTTAAGGCTGGGTTTGTAAAGTTGAGTGATGAGGATAGAAACATTCTCTATCAGAAGCATGCTAACTCATTGACATACACTGCGATTGCAGAAGCACTAGAATTGCCTAGCGATGATGCTGCCAGAATGCGCCATAAGCGTGCAATCAAGAGACTGATTACACGCCTTGGCGGATTCCGACCATTCCTAGATAAAGATGAAACTCCAGAAGTAGGGGGCGATGAAACCCACGACAACGAAGATGGTGAGCAAGGACAAGAAGCCGATTAGCGTCTCCTTATCCATACGTCTCGTTTAGGAAGTTTGCATGTTGCTCTGCAACCTCGAAGTTATGTGCCTTTCTAGCGAACTCTAGTAGAGAACCTGGTGTAATCAGATAACCCCTAGAAGGGTTGGGTGGTATGTTGCAATTGATTGGTTTACCATTCTCCCATAGCATCTCTCTAAGGCGATATGTGGGTACAATGATTACGCAATCCTCTAGTACGTAAGCCCAGTGCGTAGCCTTTGTCGTTCGTATACCTGATTCTACCCAAGCATTATTCTCACGACTCCAGTACTCTGTCTCGATATAGATGTTGCCAGTCTCATGCCAACGCCTATCTGTCTTCACCTCAAGGGTATCAAGAGAGAGCAGGTCAGCGACTTTACTCTCCCCTGCTAGCCCGTCCCTAAGGTCTATATCCCAGTTACTATCTTTCATTTATCCTCCAAGTATTTTCTAAACGCTTTGTCCCAATCGTATGTCTCAAAGTATTGCTCTACTCCCTCGACAATCGTGCTGCATAGTTCTTGTATTTCGTCGTCCGTCATTTACCCTCCTGTTGAATAGAATCCGCTGCCATTGAACTTAACTGGCGCAGCAGTGTAGACTCTAGCCATTGGCTCGTTGCACGCGTCACAGTACGGAATAATCTCGTCTTCCGTCATGCCTCGAGTCACAATGACCACTTCTGAATCATTGTTGCACTTGTATTCATAACTAGCCATCAGTTACTCATTTCATCTATAGGTGTTGGAGCAGTGGATAAAGAACCACATTCTATGCACGTTTGCTTCAAGTCATACCAGCCTACCTCTCTAGTTTTTTCAGACCACATGATTGTTACATTGAACATCTTGCACCCGCAGATGCAGGCAAAGGTTGGTTCACCCCGCAGGTCGAACATTAGTACCAGCCTTTCTGCTTGTGGAACTTCCATGCCATGCATGGTGTGCCGTAGCGGTGCATGATATATGCAAAGCCGCGGTCTACCTGTCGTGGTGCTGGAGTTTGTGTCGACAGCCCAAGTATCTGCGGAATGCCGCCAGCGTTCTTGCCCATTACCTTGATTTTGTTGTATGCCTCGGGTCTCCAGTTGGATTCCCTGTGCCACAACTTCTCAAGGCATAGGAACTGATTGTCAGACCACGCTTGGACAGTGTCCCTAGCGTAAGCCTTACTGTCCTCTACCGTCCACTCTCGTACTACGGGCGCCTTCTTTGTCGGGATATCCCGACGGTCTATGACTACCACCACCGCAATTATAGCCAGTAGAAACGCTAACTTTCTTACCATGTTTACCTCCGTATCAAGGGCGCCAGTACTCTGAAACTGATGAGTGCTCGACCTTGGTCGCTTAGTTTGTTAAATGTCCTTCCACTTAGCATGATACGCTCACCTGCAAGCATACCACCCCAAATACCGAAAGACAAGTTTTCATGTTGCATACCTTCTTCGAGGCAAGCAACTTTCTTAGGACATGAGTTACACAGGGCTAAAGCCCTGCGTGTCTCGGCTATTAGATTGACAGTGCTATTCTCAGAGCGCCTGCCTTGTGGTACTTCGGGGAACCACGCATCAGGATTGTCATCTCCGTAGCAGTTCCCCGCAGTTGGCTCAGTCCTCGAACCATGAGTCGTGTTGGCTGTCGGGGTCATCTTCCATATCCTCCTCTTCGTCATCGTCGTCAAGGTCGTTGCCTTCCATCCACAGCGGGTCTCTCATTATGCGCCGTCCATTCCTGCATCAGATAAGTCCCCATACTGTGGGATTCGTCCGCCATTTGTAACGCAATCTAGAACGTACTCAAACTCGGGACGTTCCGACATTGATGGCACGTGACCATGCCAGTACATGGTGTACCCATCATCAGCACTCCAACTCAAAGTTCCCGTAAACTCTGCGTTGATTCCAGTGTCGAATATAATGAATCGACTCCAAGCAGTAACCTTAGTCCCTTCGCTTTGTACCATGTACGTATCCAGCAGTTCTTTCTCCGTTACCTCTTGCATTATTCTTCCTCCTCTTCTGTATCTTCTTCGTATTCTTCTATCTCGTTTATCTTAATGTCTTCTACTTCCGCATAATGCGAGTAGTTTTCATACTCCCAGCCTTGCTTCTCTGCGTGCTCATCACTATCGGCTTCCACCTCATAGGAATAAGTTACGTGTACTGTCACATCATATCTAGCCATTATGCCACCTCTCTTAGTAGTAGTCGGACTTCCGCTATGCGTGAGTCGTGTATTCTGGTATCCATAGCGTGTGGAACTGGTAGTGCTGTCAATAGTTGTAGGTAGTCTATAAGAACTTCCCGCAACTTTTCCCGTTGTTCTGTTGTCATGCTTCCTCCTTTTGTTTGTGTCGGGATATCCCGACAAGATTACTTGCCGAAGTCAAAGTGCTTGTCATAGTACCATGATTCCTTTCGTTGAGCCATCTTAGCCTTGTCATGCTGTGGTGTCCAGCATAGGCACGTATCTTCATATGAACCATAGCAGTCATAGCATGAGTAACACATCTCGCAGTAGTAAGGATTGGAATCCTCGAAGGCGATAGTACCGCATCTAGTACACTCGCCCATATCTACCGCATCTACTATCTCGGCAGGCTTACTGGCAGGGGTGGAGAAGTAGGAACTTGATGACCAAGTGACAGGCTTGTAGCCATTGTTAGACCACCACATGCCGTCATTGTCCCAGTGACCTGCATCTTCATTGACGATATAGCACTGCTCCTTAGCGCTAGGGTCAAGGGTGAACACGACAATCTTGCTACCCAGCGCCCACTTGCTAACCATAGCCCATACATGGTCATCATCAAGAGCGGTGACACCACCCATAGATGGCAAGGTATCTTCTGCAAAGATACGCGTATCGCTACGCTTATCTCCAGCACTTATCTTGATATCGAGGATACCATTGTGCGCAAGGTAAGTCTGAGGATTGCTAGGCACTTTGAATGGGTGACAGTTATCCTCATTCTTGACACCATGCGTAGCAAAGCGAGCGTGGAACATAGCCCAACTATTTGGAAACTCTTTGCGTACTTCTAGGAATCTTTGGATAACTTTCTTGGACGACATGCCGCGACCTGTGACAATGCCGTTGGGTGTAATAACTGCAAAGCCAAAGCCATGCGGGTTATTACATGATGCACACTCAAGGTCTTTCTTCCTCGGTGTTGAGTTAGGTGATGCTACGACTAGGAGACACATGCTATGCACTCACATTCTGTCGGGATATCCCGACGCTAGGTGTAATGAGTCGCGCCATGCGCTCATTCAGTTCAGGGTACAAGTCTGCATGAGACTCGATATAGGTCATGAACGGGTCGGCGCTAAGCGCACCGCTTCGTACTTGTTGGACGGATAGGGTTCGGGTGTACTCAACGCTGGCGTGCGCTAAGTCTATGTGTGACTTGATTGTTTCAGGCTTGGTAGTACCCTTGAAGATACGTATCTCGAGAGTGTGGGCGTTCTGCGTATTTACGGCAGAATACCTATCGCTCTGTCGGTTGTTCTCCAACTTGAGCGTAAAACTTCTGTGCTTTTTGTATACGCGATTACCCCACTCATCTAGCACACGCCTACCATCGGCATCTCTTTCGTAGTTCATGACTTCTACGTCATCGAACTTAGCCCAGCGTGTAGACGAGCGACCAGCAAGAGCCTCATATAAGGCTTGATTGCTATACACAAGGTTCAAGAATCGGTGCATATGCGGACCGCCATTGAATCCTGTGCGTGAGATATGGATATGCACACCGCACGTATTTGTACCCCATGATGCTACCTTGTAGGTATCACGCAGTCCAGTAAGCACGCGAAATAAGTCATCTGCTTCATTTTTGAGGAAGTCATGTGACATAGGGTGCGTGACCAACTCGAAACCACACGCTAGTGAGCCGTCATACTTGAGGTATGCCATCTCTAACCCTTCTAGTTGGTGAGCATATTCTGATGCCTCTCTGAAAGAGTTGCGAGCCTCCATCTCTATCTCGATACCAAAGAACAGGCGTTCGTTCTTGTCGGTACTATGGAAGATAGGGTCAGGGCGGTAGGAATAATCATGGATTACCCTACTGCTATTGCACTCTTCGCAACCGCTTTCGGTGTATTCATCGCAATCCTCACACCATACCGCATTGTTGCTGGCACAGTCTGAACACCATGCCGAGCCTCTGTCTCGTATCCAGTAGGTAGATTCCTGTGAGTATTCCTCACATGAGTCACACCAGTGGGCGTAATCACTTGAGCATGTCTCACACCAACGCTCACCATCTACGATAGGGTAGACATCATTCTCCATACCTATATCTTCACAGTGTTCACAGAAACGCACACAGTCACTACACACTGTGTCGCCACTATATGAAACTTGGTATGCGCTTTCAGCATCGGTGGCACTACCGCAGTTGGCGCACTCGATTGCTGTTGCATCTTCGTTTTCTGTCATGACCTTTCCAATCTGTCGGGATATCCCGACAACTACAAGAGCGCACCATGCGCTCAAGTGGTACTATCTTAGCCTATAGAAATCTTTCTGTCAATTAGGGAATCTGCTATCTTGGCTCGCAGTTGCGAGACTTCGATAACCAGCACGGAAAATCCGTTCTTCTTGTGCGTGTCTTCCTGCGCACGCAGAGCCATGCGTATGACTTCTATGTCGCGGTCTGAGAGTTCGAGGTTCATCGCTGATACTTCATAACTGTCTCAAATACCACGTCATCAAGAGTGATGGTGAGTTCCCGCCACTCTTCAATCGTTAGGCTATGCCCAAGAATTTCTTGGACAAGTTCGTAGTCAAGTTGCGACTCCCACGAATTGTTTGTG